GTTTATACAACATATTTATTTGCTAAAGGTGTTATAGCTAGAGGAGAAGGTGTACCAGTTGATTTCGTTCCAACAGAAACAGATAGAGATTCATTAGCTGGAGAAGATTACTTAATCAATAGAAAGGCGTTTGTACTTCATATGTTTGGTGTTAAATGGATAGGACAACCAACTGAAGGAGAACAAAGCCCAACAAATGCTGATTTAGCATTAGGAACAAATTGGCAACGTGTTTATGAGGATAAAAATATTGGCGTTGTAGCTATCAAACACAAGATATAGGAGGTAGCGAATATGGGATTAGCAGCATTTAATAGAATGCGTAAAGTCTATGAAGAAGCAAAAAAAGTAGAAGAAGCTATTAAACCTGAAGTTAAACCGGAAGAAGTGGTTATAGCTGAAGCTGTTAATGTTTCAGAAGAAAAACCTGAAGTTAAACCGGAAGAAGTAGCAGAACCTACTCCAAGAAGAAATAGAAGACGCAATCAAGAATAAGGTGGAAAAATTATGGATGATAATGAATTAATTAATGGAATTTTAAAAGAATTTAAGATGTTGAACTCAATTAGTAATGTTTTAAACGATGATTTATATAAACTTTATATTAAGAAATCAATTCAAACTATTTTAAATTTAACCAATAGATATGTATTTCCAAATGAATTAAGATATGTAGTTTTAGATTTAATAAATGAATTGTATAATGATAATGGGTTTATAAAATCAGTTACTAATAATGAAACTACCCAAAGTATAAAGTCAATATCAGAAGAAGGTAGACAAGTTACTTTTGGTAATGCAAGCGAGTCAACCGTTAATTCATTATTGTCCTCTTATATTTCAAATCGATTGGATATAAGAAAACAAGAAATCAATAGATATAAATTACTCTATAAGGTGAAGGGAGTATGATGGATAAGATTAATTTTGGAATTATATCAAATGCGTTAACAGCATTGGATACAGATGTAATGAATATAGGTAGAAAACAAATCATTACAAACCCTGATGGAACTACCGGAGAAACAAATCCAAATACACCATTATATGAAAATATTCCTTGTCATATTTCTTTTATAACGACAGATAATCCAGATACAAATACAGTTGATACAAAACCTACTGTAACGGGTTTGAAAATAAATTGTTCATTAGCAGTAGATATTCAAAAAGGCGATTATATAACAGCAAAAAAATTAGATTATAATGGCAATGTTTTGGAGATTTATAAAGGAATTATTGGATTTCCAACAGTTACAGAAAGTCGCAAGTCAGCTGAAATGGAAATGAGGACTGATGTGTAATGGCGAATACTGAATTTGATTATAGACAGTTTAAAAAATTTGTTAAAAATTTAGATGACGCTAGCAATAAACAAGATTTTGAAACATTTTTAAAACAATTTTTATTGGAAATGGCTCAAAGAGTAGTTGCAAGAGCTAAACCTAGAACTCCTGTAGATACTGGAGCATTAAGAAATAGTTATGTTATTGGTAGTGCAGAAAGAGTCTTAAAAGAAATTAGAGGTAAATCAGAATCTGGTAAGCAAAAAGTAACAAGAGATTTAGAAAATTCAACAGTTGAAGATATTAATATTGTTGGAGATGTGATGGAAGTTACTATTGGAAATGTTATGGAATATGCTTCTTTTGTAGAATATGGTAGAAGTTTAAAAGATGGAAGGTGGAAAGCTGGATATTTTATGCTAACTATATCAATTGATGAAATTCAAAAACAAATTCCTAAACGATTTGAAAAACAATTTCAAGAATTTATAAAAAGCAAAGGAGTAGGATAATGTACGAAGTTATTGGAGAATCAGTTAAAAGTGCTACATCTATTAAATTGAGTAATATTTTTGGTGATGGTGTACATAAGTATAAAGAATCAATAACTAAGATACAGTATCCTAATTTTTTTATATATCAAGTATCCCAAGATATTACTCCAGATACACGAAATAGATGGAATATTGGTTATCTAATGAATGTTAGATACAGATATGTAGAAGATGTAGAAACAGTTACTAATTTAGAACAGCAATTAGATGCAATTAGTTTAAAACTATTAACAGAGTTCACAGAAATACAACTCGAAAGACCAGTAAAAGTTAAAAATGCAAGATGTGAAAAAGCTGATGGAGTTTTGCAGTTTTTCTTTAACGTAAATGTTAGAGTTAAGCGTGAATTAACAGAAGATGAAAAAATGCAATTATTAAAATTAAATGAAAGATTAAAAAAGGAGGATATGTAATGGCAGGTGGAATTTTTTACGGACAAAATAAGATAAGACCTGGAGCATACATTAATTTCAAAAAAGCAGATACAAGTCTAAATTTAAACAGTTCCAGAGGAATTGTTGCAGTCGCATTAGATTTAGATTGGGGTGCAGAAAATACTTTAATTAATGTTACTGGGTCTGATTTGTTAGGTGGACAATCATTAGCAAAATTAGGTTTCATGGCTAGTGATGATAGTGCAAAAATACTTAATTTAATATTAACTAATGCAACTTTAGCAAAAGTGTATAGATTAAATACAGGTGGTGTAAAAGCTAGTACAACATCTGGAAACTTAACAGTAACGGCAAAATATAGTGGAACATTTGGTAATAAAATAGCAATTTTAATTACAGAAGATTCAAATAATATATTTGAGGTTACAACTTATGCCGATGGATATTTAGCAGATACCCAAAGAGTTACCACGATAGATGATTTGGAAAGCAATGATTTTGTAGATTTCTCTGGTACAGGTAGTTTAGCAGCTATTTCAACATCGAAATTATTAACAGGAGGAACAAATGGAACTATTGCACCAGCAACTAGTTATGCTGCATTTTTTGATTTATTGAGAATGACAAAATGGCAAGTTCTTCCAGTATGTAACAATGCAGAAACAATTAATCCATTAATTACAGATTTTATTAGAGATATGCGTGATAATGAAGGAAAGTATGTTCAAGCAGTTGTTGCTAATTATGCTTCAGCAAACTATGAAGGAGTTATAAATAATGTAAATGGCGCTGTAATCAATGGTGTTACAGTTAGTGCTGTAGAATTTACCGCTTATGTAGCAGGTATGACAGCAGGAGCAACTGCAATTCAATCCAATACAGGCAAGGTAATTGAAGGAGCTACTCAAATAATTGGACAATTAACAAATGACGCTATTATATCAGGCTTAAAAGCTGGTAAGTTTATTTTATCAACAAATCAAGATGGAGCAATAAAAGTAGAACAAGATATCAATTCATTGCATAATTATACAGATGATTTAGATTATAATTTCACAAAAAATAGAGTTATAAGAGTTTTAGATGAAATTGGTTCTTCGATTGAAACATTATGGGAAAATACATTTTTAGGTAAAGTTTCAAATAATGCAGATGGAAGAGATTTATTTAAAGCTTCAATTATAACATATCTACAGAATTTACAAATTCAAGGAGCTATTCAAGAATTTGGGGGTTCAGAAGATGTAGAAGTATTAGCAGGAGATAATATTGATGCTGTTGTTGCAAATATCAGAATAAAACCAGTTGATGCAATGGAATTCTTATACTTAACTGTTAATGTTGTGAAATAGAGAGGAGGGAAATTAAATGATAGTTTTACAAGCTGAGGATACAATAAATGGAGCAGAAGGAACTGCTACTGCAGTTATTGATGGAAGAGTAGTTGAATTATTTGAAGTTAAAGAATTAACTGCTACAATAGATTTAGACAAAACTGATGTTAGAACTCTAGGAAATAGAGCTACTCAAAAGAAAGTTAAAGGCTGGTCAGGTACAGGTACAATGACAGTTTATTTTGTAACAAGTAGATGGTCAAAAATGGCTATTAATTATATCAAAACAGGCAAAATCAAAAAATTTGACATTAACATTAAAAACGAAGACCCAGGAAGTTCTGTAGGTAAACAAGTTTCAAAATTATCGAAATGTTTAATCGATGGAACGGATATTGCAAAATTAAATGTTGATTCCGATGCCTTAGACCAAGCAGTAAACTTTACTTTTGAGGATGCAGATTTGTTGAATGAATTTGATGAAATATAAAAGAATAATTGGAGGGTTTATAATATGAATAGTTTAGAGGATTTCTTAAATTTACCAGATGTGGAGGGTTTAGAAAAAGATGTATTTGTTAGCAAAAGATTAGGAACATTTACTGTTTCTGCTTTAACAGCTGATGAATATTCAAGTTATTTAAAAAGAGCTAGAAAAGTAGATAAAAAAGGAAAAATTGATTTTGATGCTAATTTATTTAATTTATTGATAATTGATGCAAAATTAATAAAACCAGATTTTTCAAATGCTGAATTTTTAAAAAAAGCAAAATGCAGTACCGCAAAAGAATTTATTTCTAGAAAATTATTACCCGGAGAAATACAAGAATTATCAGATAAAATATTAGAATTTAGTGGATTTGATAAAGATATTAACGAAGATATTGATGAAGCAAAAAACTAATTTTGGGGGGTGGGGAAGCATCTTTTTGTATGTATGCAGTTCTTAATATGGGATATAAGCCCTCCGATTGGGTAAATTTAAGTCAAAAAGAAAAAGCTTTTATAATAGCATCTATTACAATTAAATTAGATGAAGAAAAAAAGCAAACAAATAGGATTAAAAAAAGATAGAAGGGAGTAAATAATGGCAACGATTTCGAATACCTTAAGATTACAAGATGCTATGTCATCAGTTTTACAAAGAATTCAACGAAATAGCAGCGAAGTAGAATCCACTTTTGGAAAAGTTGAAAAATCATTGCATAGAATGTCTAACGGTATGAACTCTGCTAAAGTGGCATCCTCTTCTTTTTTAAGTAGTTTATTAAAATTTGGAGCGATTCAAAAAATATTTGGTATGATTACAAGTCAATTAAATAGTGCAATAAGTAGATTTGATACACTTAATAATTATACTAAAGTAATGGCAAATCTAGGTGTTAGTGAAGAAGCAGCTAATAAATCAAGAGAACGATTATCAGAAGGTTTAAAAGGACTTCCAACAACACTAGATGCAGCTGCTTTATCTGTTCAAAAATTCACTAGTGCTAATGGTGATGTTGAAGCGAGTACTGAAATGTTTCTAGCTTTAAATAATGCGTTATTAGCTGGTGGTGCTAGTACAGAAATTCAAGCTTCAGCATTAGAACAAATGTCACAAGCTTATGCAAAAGGTAAACCGGATATGATGGAATGGAGAGCTTTACAGCAAGCTATGCCGGGTCAGTTAAATCAGATAGCAAAGGCAATGAAGAAAACCACTGTTGAGCTGGGTAATGATTTGCGTAGTGGTAAAGTTAGCATGAATGATTTTATGAAAACTGTTATTCAATTAAATCAGGAAGGAATAGATGGTTTTGATAATTTTGAGAAACAAGCTAAAAATGCAACTGGTGGAATTGGTACAGCAGTAGCTAATATGAAGTCAGCAATAACTAGAGGCTGGGTTGAAATGATTTCTGGTGCAAATAATGCATTAGAAGCATCAGGATTACCTACATTGCAAGAAATAATTGTTAATTTAGGAAATAATATAGAAGAAATGATGACTAGACTAGGGCAAGAAGTTATACCTCAATTCGCAAAATCATTACAAATTGTATCTAATTCAATTCATATAATAGATAATGATACATCTAATGCTTTAGCAAATAGTCTTAATCTAATGGATTATTTTACAGTCGGTTTATCAATGTTAGCTGCAGGAGTTTCTGTAGCAATTGGTAGCATACAAGTAGGTTTATTATCGTTGCAATTAGGATTTGAAACATTAGTTTTAGGTGGTTTAGGAGCATTTTATGGGTTACAAACAGGAGTAGAGGCAGTTATGGTTGGAATAGCTTCGGCAGCAGAACTCGCTGTTAATGCTATGATTGCTAAATTCAATGCCTTGATTGAAGCTTTTAATACAGTTTTCAGTGTATTTAATGTAAGTATACAAAAAATTTCAGAAGTTACTTTTTCTGAAGATTTTGCTACATCTGTAGGAAATAATGCTATTGAACGACAGACTAAATTAAAAGATTATAGTAAAAATATAAGTGATACTCAAGCTAAAATGGATGCCCTTATCAGTAAGAATAATGAAGATTGGACTAATGCCGGTATGAATATATTAGATACATATAATGGTCTTGCAGGAGGTAAGCAATCAAAAGGAGCTGGCAGTGTTGGTGGGGGTTCTTCAAAATACAATCCAAGCAATATCGATAAATTAATGAATGGGGTTACTGGAACTGATGGAAAAGGTGGCAAGGCAATAAAAACCACTTCAAATGATAGATTACTAAAAGATGAAGATATTCAATTGTTATTAGATGTAGCAACACGAGATTATCAATTGAATTATCAACAAATGACACCAAATGTATCTGTGACTTTTGGTGATGTTAGAGAAACTGCGGATGTAAATAGTGTTATGGATGCAGTTGGTACAGCTATTGATGAATTAATAAATGGTGATGCGGAGGTGAAAGCTTAAAATGGTAAATATTAAAATACAATTTGATAATCAAATATTAACATTACCAGTTAATCCAGAAGAATTATCTAATCAACGTGATACAGATAATGAAAAAATCAAAATAGTTGGCTTAGGTAATGTAGTCGTTAAAAAAGATTGGAATTTACTAAATGTATCAATTGAAAGTTTTTTTCCTTCGATAAATAGTGAATTTTATACAAATGTATCTCCTAGAAGTTGTGTTGAATTTATAAATAGAATAAGAAAATCAGATAAAATACCTAGAATTACAACAGAAGGATTACCTGTTAATCTTAACATGTATTTTGTAATAAATGAATTTACTTATGACAATAAAGCCGGGGAAGAAGATGATTTATATTATACATTAGATATTACAGAATATGTTCCTTATGGTGCTCGAATCATAAATATGCAAGGCACTACTAATATAGGTATTTTAGAACCTCCTACTCGTGTGAATACAAAATCATTAATAGACCCTATATACGTTACTCAGCTAAATGATAGTGTGATTGGTATCACTAAAAAAATTGTAGGGGATACAAATAGATGGAGAGAATTATATAATTTAAATATAAATATATTAGGAAATCAGTTAGATAATATACCAGCAAATATACGATTAGTATTACCGGAAAGTTGGGTGGTTAGCTAGTGAAATTAGAGTTATATTTACAAAACAGTAATAATGGAACTGTTTTTGATATTAGTAATTTAGCTACAGATATTCAAATCACTAAAAGTATAGACGGTAACGCAGGTAAGTTAACAGTTTTGTTGCAAAAAGACCCTAATAACTTATTACAAATATCAAATGGTAGTATTGTAAGTTTTATCGCAGATAGAGTAGGTATCTTTTATGGGTATGTTTTTACAATCGGAACCGATGCTACACAAACCTATAAAATCACTGCATATGACCAATTAAGATATTTAAAAAATGAAGAAGTATATGTAACTCAAAGCTTAACTGCTAGTCAAATATTTGAAAAGGTTTGTTATGATAATAATTTAAGGTACAATATTAAAGTTTCTAGCAGTTATGTACCAAGTCCATTTTTACATGATAAGAAAACGTTGTACGAAATAATAAATCGTGGAAGAAAATTAGCTAATATATATGAAAAAAAGCAATACTACATAACAGATGAATTTGGTACTTTAACTTGGAGCGAATTAGGAGCAGAAAAAACCAATTTAATTTTAGGGGAAAAATCATTGCTAACAGATTATCAATACGAAAAAACTATTGACAAAGATACATACAACCACATCAAGATGTATAGAGAAAATCCAGATACAGGAAAAAGAGATATTTGGATTGCTAAAGATAGTGATAATATGAAGCGTTGGGGCAAATTGCAATTATTAGTTAAAGCTGATGATAATGATACACAAGCAATGATACAAGATACATTGCAGAATTATTTAAAGGTTAAAAACAAAGAAACACAAACTTTAAAACTTCATGCTTTAGGTATAAAAGAATTACAAGCTGGTAGAGGTTTTAAGTTTGTACTTGAAAGAGAAAGGATTAATCAAGACATGTGGATTGTTAATTCTACACATAATTTTAACAAAGATACGTATACAATGGAATTGGAGGTGTTTATATAATGAATGGTGCAGAAAAAATAGTAAATGCTATGAAAAAAGTAAACCAATCAAATTTACCGAAACAAAGTGAGATTGGTTCATTGACTGTTCAGAGTATAAACCCTTTAACATTTCAATTAGAGAATAGATTAAAAATAACACCAGAATTTTATGAATTGAGTAATATTGAAAATTGGAATAAACTCAAGGTTGGCGATACTGTAAGGGCATTTAGTTTTAATGAGGGTCAAAAATATTATATAACTGAAAAAGTACCCTTAAATCCCAAAATAAATTCAGCAACAATGGATGAACGAATTGATAATAACAAAATCAGAATAGATACATTGACAGGAAATGTTAGTACAATCACAACTACTGTAAATAATATAAGTAGTGGAGATATTGTCCTACCAAGTGCTCAGATGTTAACAAGTGAAAATAAAGTGGGTTCATGGATAGATAATAAACCTATATATCGTGAAATCATTCCTTGTAATTTAGGTACATTATCTACGTATTGGCAACCATTAGTTAATGTACCTACAAATTTTAACCAATTAGTTAATTTATACGCAGTAAATAATTTTGCAATTACTAGAAAAAATAGAAAATATCCTATATATGTTAATACTAACTATTTTGTCAATTTTGAAATTAATGATACAAATACAATGATAAATGTTATGGGTCAGCGGATACAATAATGCATCCATTTATTTAATTATCGAGTATACGAAATCAACTGATTAGGAGGTTTTAAAATGATTCCACAAATTGAAAATTCAATTATAAATGAAACCATTGATATAATTAAATATCCAAGCAAAACTTATAAGTGTAGTGAAACACATATAATCGGTAAAATAGATGATTTAGAAGCTATTAAACAAGCAGTAGGTCATATATTAAGTGTAGAAAGATATGCTTATATAATCTATGATGATAATTATGGAGTGGAGCTTGAAAAATATATTGGACAAAATTATGAATTTCTTGAGTCAACTATTGAAGATACTTTAAAAGAAGCTTTATTGCAAGATGATAGAATTATTGATGTTAAAGTTACTAATATTCATAAAAGTGTAGAAAAACATTCAATGATTGATAAAACTAAATTATATAATATCATAAAAACTGAAGATAAAAATGATATTGTAACAGAATTAGATTTAAATAATTTAGTTACAAATAATAATGTAGAATTAATAAATACATCAAATACAGAAGTCGAAGTTGTTATTGTCGAATTCGATGTTTATTGTAAACAAGGTGTGATAAATACGGAGGTGAAGGTTAGTGTCTAATGATTATAAATCAATTTTAGATAGGTTATTGGCTAGAGTAGATAATACTTTGGACAAACGACAAGGCTCAATTATTTATGATGCTTTAGCACCTGCAGCTATTGAATTAGCTCAATGCTATGCTGATTTAGAAATATATAAAGAACAAACCTATTTGGGGACTGCAGTAGGAGAAAATTTAGATAATAGAGTAGCTGATTATGGATTGAGTAGAAATCCAGCTACTGCTGCAACTGCTGTTGTTGAAATACGAAATACTAATAATGAATTATATGACATAGATATTGGCAGTAGATTTAGTATTCCTGAAGAATTTGGAGGTTATGATTTTACTTTAATTGAAAAGATGGAGACTGGATTTTTTAAAGCTGTTTGTGATACTCCTGGTACAGTTGGTAATGAATATGAAGGTGTTTTATTACCTTTATATAATATACCGCATCTAGGAAAAGCTGAAATTGCTTATATTTATAAATTAGGAGTAGATACAGAAACTGATGAAGCTTTAAGAGCACGTGCTATTCATTCATTATCACGAGATGCTTTTGGAGGAAATGTATCTGATTATAGAAGATATCTAGCAACTATTGCTGGTATAGGTCCAGTAAGAATAGTACCTATTTGGAATGGAGGAGGTACTGTTTTAATTTTATTTTTGAACCCTGATTATACTCCTCCATCACATACTTTTGTTGAAGAAGTTCAAGATTTAATTGACCCTATACAATCACATGGAGAAGGATTAGGATTAGCTCCTATTGGGCATTCTGTTACAGTACAAGCGCCTCCGATATATTCATTAACAATCTCAATGGATTTAGAGTTTGCATCTGACTTACCTGTTTCAATTGATGATATTATGGAAAAGGTTAGAACACGTATTGTTGATTACATTAAAGCTCTTGGAAAAGATTGGGAATATGCATCTAGTATTACTGTATATGTGGTGAAAATTATGGCGTTAATACTTGATATTGATGGTGTGGCGGATGTGCATAATTTTCTACTTAATGGGGGAACTTCTAATATAGTTATTCAACCAGATGCTTCTGGAATTTTAAGTTTTCCTGCAATACAAGCTTCAAATATTTCCATTGATATTTGGATAGGAGGAATGTGATATGAATCTTAATAAATTGATTCCAAATCTATATAATAATAATATAGAAATGAATGAATTAATTAATTCAGAAAACATAGAATTCACAGAATTATTAACTACTGAAATAAAAACAGCTTTTAATAATAATTTCATTGCAACTGCAAATGACGAAGGTTTAACTAAATTTGAAAATCTATTAGGATTACCAATAATGACCTTAGATGATTTAGAAGATAAATCAGAAGAAAATTTATTAAATATGCGTCGAGTAAGATTATGGAACAGACTTAATTATTCACCGGTTTATACAGAAAATTGGTTAAAAGCAAAGTTAGATGAAATTCTGAAACCAGGTAATTGGCGTTATGAAATAAATTATAATAATTACACATTAGACATCTATAGTTTAAGACCAGGTAAATTCTGGCTAAAAGAATTAATTGCAGTTTTAGAAAAAATTATGCCTTGTAACATAGTTTGGACAATTCACATTTATACATTGACCTGGCAAGCAGTTTTTGAACATGTGGAAACCTGGAAGGATTTATATGAATTAGATTTAACATGGCAAGAAGTTATGGAAGGAGAGTGGATAGATGAGCAATAAATTTAATTTTAACATTTATGGAAATAGCACCCAAACAGATGAACAAAGAAGAAATTTCAGAGCGGATATCTTGGACTTTAATGCTAATTTTGAAAAAATTAATGAATTAGCTGCAATGATTAGTGATTTACCAATTGTTGCAAATATTACAATTGCAGTTTCTAGTTGGAATAAGGTTGGTAGTTATTGGGAAACTACAATTTCTAATGATGCTATTAAAGCAGAACCATATATAATTGAAGTGTTTTTTGATAATTTAACCATAATCAAATCGCCAATAAACCCAAAACCAAATAGTCAAGCTGATGGAAGCATTAAATTAATAACTACAATAAAACCAAGTCAATCTTTAACAGCTAAATTAATTGTAACGAAGGGAGTGAGTGTAGAATGAGTATGTCAACAAACGCAGGTTTTTTAGATAGTGTCCCAATTGGTGTAGGAATGGATTGGTTTACTGAAACTGCTCCGGATAATTGGATGTTGTGCAGAGGACAAGCCATTAGTAGAACAGCTTATGCAGAACTATTTGCAATAATAGGAACAACCTATGGTATTGGAGATGGAAGCACAACTTTCAATTTACCTGATTTTCGAGGAAGGGTCGGTGTTGGTAAAACATCTAATGGAACTTTCGCTAATTTAAATGGAAAAATAGGTACAGAAACAGTTACATTGACAGAAAGTCAGATGCCTAGACATGGACATGGAGCAACCTCAACTATAAATCAATCAAATCATGCCCATCAAATACCTGCAAAAGGAATTTCAGTTGGAGCTAGTATAGACCCGGGAAGCCCATATTATGCAAATCCAATTGTTTCAGCAAATAGAGAAGTTGCTTCTTTTGGTGATTATACTGTGGGTAAAGGAGGTGCCTATTCTGGGTTAACTGGTGACTTAGGAGGTACTATTACAACATCTGGTTCAGCTGCTAATATAAGTGTATCAACATCAATTGCTTTAACTGGTGGTAGTGAAGCCCATAACAATATCCAACCTTCAATTGTAATAAATAAAATAATAAAAGTAAAATAGAAAGGAGGAAAGGAATGAAAGTAAAAGTTCTACAGAATAGACAGATTATTTTAGAAACAAATGATGCAGGCACACAATTTGAAAATCTAGCTACAACTTTAAATTTTGAATTTCCTGAATATGTAGAAAAAAATGGTGTCGAAATACCAACTTCAAACTTAAATAAATATATAACTTTTGATTTAAAAAATGATTATTATACAGATTTAATTGTAGATGATGACTATGTCATACCACAAGAAGTTACACAATATCCAAAAGTTATAGCTTTTATACAATTGAAAGAACCTACGTTAAATGATGTAATGACAGATAAATTGATTTGGATTTCAGATGGATTTTTATTAACCTTCGATGAGGCAACTGATACAAATATAGAAGTCACAGCAGAAAAAATAGACGCATTCAATACATTATATACTGAATTAAATTTGAAAATCATAGAAGTAAATGATTTAAAAGATTATATAGAGCAGTTTAAATTGGATGTAGAAGCAGGAAAATACGATGGAAAAGATGGTTATACACCAATAAAAGGTGTTGATTATTTTACACCAGCTGAAATCAATGAAATAAAACAAGAAATTATTACCGAAGTATTTCAATCGGCTTCATTCACCAATCTACAATCAGCAGTAGCTGATATTCAAAATCAACTAAATACAAATGATATTTTAATTATAGAGAAAGGAGATTAATTATGTTTATTGAAATAAGTAATTTGCCTGAAACCTTAAATATTGACAGCGATTCAGTATTTCCATTAGTTTATCAAGGGCAAACGAAAAAAACAACTTTAAATTCATTAAAAGAAGCATTGAATTATTTTACTGCAATAAGTTATAATAAGTCAACTGGTCAATTTACATTTACAAAAGTTAATAATGAAGATGTAGTTTTAAGCACTGATTTAAACACGTCGATTAAAAATGTTTCTTTAAGTAATGGAATTTTAACTTTTACCCAACAAGATAATTCCACTATATCAATTGATATTTCGATTGGAGATGGTACAATAACAAAAGCAAAATTGGCTCAAGCATTACAAAATGAAATTAATGAAAAATATGTTAAACCATCAGGAGGCATACCAAAAGTAGACTTAGCAAGTGCAGTACAAGCCTCACTAGACAAAGCAGATACAGCCGTACAAGACGTATCAGATAAAGAAGATGTATCAAATAAAGTAACAGAAATAGATGAAACTAGTACAGATGATGAATATCCTAGTGCGAAACTATTATATGACCAATTGGCAGAAAAACAAGAACAAATTGATGGACTTATAGCAGAGAACACAGTATTTAAAAAGCAAATTCCAACAGCTCACATAAGCACGACTTCAATCCAACTAACAGATAGTGCAGATGGTATGTCTATTGAGAATGTGAAGTTGAAGGGAGCAACATGGCAGGAACAGTATGAGGGGTATAATTTGTGGAACGGAACTAGAAGAGCTATAAATGGAACGGTAGTTGATGAAGTTGTTGAAACAACAGCTTTGAGTTATCATGGATGGCTTAATGTCTACTCCAACCAAGCGATTAGTCTTTCTGCAAATCAAGACTATTATCTCAGCTGTGAAATAAGAATAAAAAGCGGTTCTGCGGAAAAACTAAATTATTTTAGACCAACTGACTATCCAGCTGATAGTACAAAGGTTTTCGTTCAAAACCCTAATTTAAGTTCAAATTATCAAAGATTTATCTGTAAAGTAACAGCAACTACGGCTGTTAAAGTTGGTGGAATTGGATTTCAAATTACGGATGGTACAGATGCAGTTCTTGAATGCAAAAATTTCATGATATCAACTACAAATGTTGCCTACGAACCATATGTAGGACGGACAGCCAGCACCTAATCCAAACTATAAATTTGACATTCATCGAGCTACTGGAGAGTGTAATGAGAAGTTTCAGAATAGGAATGAGTTTGACAACGCTATAACAGCATCATATTCCGTGAATACAGCCGAAGAAAAGATTGATTCTGGCATAAGAGTTAAAACACGAGCAAATACTAATACTCAATTTTGCATAATAGTTTTAAAGGATTTAACTAACTATGTTGGAAAAACAGTAAGAATGAAAGCTGATTTTGTTGCAAGCAGTTCAAATATTGGAAATTACAAGTTAGGATTATGTAATAGTGATGCGACAGAAAGAACTTCATTGACAAGTTCGACAGTAACAACTGGAACAACTATAAGTTTTGTAGTACCTGCAATAGAAGACCAAAAAAAATATCTTGGTGTTTGGCTATATGCTAATAATAACGGAACTGCAGTTGTAAATGACTATGTAGACTACAAAAATATTGTTGTAACTATTGATAACGAAAACTTATCTTACATCTCACACGCAGAACAAAACGCACCATTAAGCCTAGGAAACATTGAAGCCTACGAAGGTGATGAAATTCAAATAGACTTCGTTCAAAAAGCAGGGTATAAGAAAGTAACTGGGGCTAGG